GTATGAACTTCTAATAGTGTGTATTGGTCTTCTTGACCATCTCTTGAAATACCTTCTAATTCTAATTTTTTATCTTCTAATTGATTTTCAGTAACCGGTGGTTTTCCTAAATCTATATCTCTATAAAATCCTGCAACCTGTTGTTTTCTTAAATCGTTTTCAGAAATTTTTACAACGTGAATAATAGCATCTGTGTCATCTAAAGATGTAGCCGAGTATGGGACAATTAAATCATCCGCCGGTACAAATTTGGATACGGCTCTACCCAAGAGATCGTCATAATAAACTTTCTTGAAAGTAGAGCCGGACAGGGGAAGATAGAAAAGCATTTGATCAAACTCTGGTTCATATTCTTTCATCTGATCCATGATTTGATAATTCATAAAATCTTTAACTCGATTAGCTTGGTCTTGTTTTTGTGGATTCACATCTCCTAAAATTTGTGCTCTCACTGGACCATCAGCTGGTAATAATTCTTTATAAGCTTGCGCTTGAAATTGTGTGACTGCTTCTGCAAGAACAGGGTGATTAACACCTGATGCACCTCTAAAAGGTTCTGTTCTTCTTTCGTATTTAAAACCTAATAATTCTAAACCTTCTCTGTAAGACTGTTCCCAGTCTCCTCTTGATTCTTTGTATTCTGTGTATTGATCGACAAGTTTTGAACCTAATTCATCTAAAGTACCATCACCTATAAATTCTGCTAGGTTTTCAAAATGATCTTCACCTCCTTCAACAGATGCAACAGCTGGATCAAAAGAAACTTCTGCTCCACCTTCTTCGTCCATTGTTACTTCAACAGGTCCGCCTTCGGTTTGTACTTCTTCAACTTTTTCTTTTACTGCCTCTTCGATCTCCGCTTCTCCTGGAAGCTCTACAGTCGTTTTTTGATTGGGCAAAGATTTATCTATTGTAGCCATGAGATATTTTATCCTTTATCTGTAATTGTTTCAACACCTACTTCAGTAGTATCAGGTGTTTCTTTAACTGTCAAACTTTCAATAACTTCGTTCATTAAAGCTGGGTTTGACTTTTTAGGTTCATCAATGGGTAATGGGTTTTCTGCAGCCCATGCTAATAATTCTGCTTGTGTAACACATTCATCAGTTTTAGTATCTACAAAGCATCCTTTTATTTCGTTGTATTTAATATTCATTATCTTTTCTCCACGAACATTGTAGCAAGACCACCTTTAGCAAATCCATAATCAGAAGCATAACCACCGCCAACCCCCATACCAGCTCCTGATGCTGTTGGTCCTGTTGCTCCTCTACTATCATCACTGCCACCATAACCAGCTGTGATAGATCTAGCTCTAGCTGCATTTCTTGATGCAGCATCTGCTGCATCTCTAATTTGTTTTTCATAAGCTCTTTTTGCTATTTGCTCTCTAGCTACAGTTTCTTTCATAGCAGTATCTAATCCAGGAATATTTAAAGATCTGTAATATTCTCCTCTTTTACCGGGAGCAAGTATACCTTGGTTTCTTACATAATCTGCATAATTTCCGAAAGCACTTCTTCTATTAATTCCAAAAGGATCTTTGCTAGGCCGATTGCCTCCTGCTTGATCTAAAATAAATGCTTGGTCTTCTGGTGATAAAGTATCAAATCTATCTAAATTAGAAAGTAAACCCATAATACCAAAGTTAGGTATATTATCTTTTATAGAACTAAAAACATCCCCAGCACGTTGAAATATATTTTGTTGTGGTTGTATATCAGGATTTATTCTAGCACCTGGATCCATTTCTAAATCGATACCTTGAATGTTAGTTCTTGCATTTAACGCAGCAAAATCTTCTGGATTCATATTAACTTCACTTGCATTTGCGGGCGTTGGATATAAAGTCGCTAAAGCTGTTTGAAAAGGTAGACTACTTGCATAAGCTAATCCTTTCATAGCATTGTTTTTTAAAAATCCTATACCTTGACTAAAGTTAGAACTTAAAGTAGCTGGTATATTAATAGAGGGTTTATAATTTTTTAACATATTTTTATTAGCTATAACCACTTTTGGATTCATATTAATCATTTCAAAAGTTTTAGATGGAAGAGTTTGTAATCTATTTTTAAAATTATAAGCTTTATCTAAAACATTTGAAGGAACTTTCATTTCTTTTACAACAGAAGGAAAAGAACTATTTTTTGCATAATTTTTTGCTAAATCTAAATCCGGACTAAAAAATTTACCAGATAACATTTTTTCACTTGGATAAGAACTTAAAGCTTGATTAGTAGTTTGACCAAACATAGGCTGACCTCTAAATAAACTAATTAAATCTTTATTGATTATATTATCTCCACCATTAGCGAATCCTATTCGTCCACCATCTTTCTTTTCTTCAAATAAAACTTCAATGCCTATCGCACCGCCGTCCGCAAATAAATTCTTTAATCTGTTTATAAAACCTTTATCTTCTTTAGTGAATTTATCTTTGTATTCTTCTACAGCTTTTTTATATGTTTTATCAGCTTCCTCTGGATTAACAAAATCTGGTAAATAAGCATCTAATTCAGGAAAAAATTCTTTATCTAAATATCTTACGAATGTTTCTTCTTTCAAAAGATATTTATCCATTATTTTTCTAAATTCAGGTTTCATCATAATTTTATGTCTTGCTTCGTGAAGTATAGTTTGCATTTTTCTTAAATCCATAGGTTCAGTTCCTGTTTCAACAGGTCTTTCAAATATACCTACTGGATATTGACCTTCTTTTATTTTTTCTTCAAAGGTAGATTCTGAAGATAATATTTGATCTAGTCCTCTTTTTTCTGCATACTTTTTAAATCTATCTAGATCTTTAAATCCTACTTGAATACCTTTGTAATTATAATTACCTGATTTATCCATCGCTGGATAAGTAATGTCATCTGGATTAAAAAATTCTTTAGCTCCTGGATCTCTTTCTATAATATTTTGTAAGCTAGCATAATACTCATCATCGGCTATTTTTCTTTGTTCATCACCACCTGTTGAAAAATTTTTTCTTGGTTTTTTGTCTGTGAATAAAGCTTCTACACCAATCGCACCGCCGTCCGCTTTTTCATAAAATTTTTTATAGTCTTTATATTTTTTATCGGGATCATAATCTTTATCAGGACCTTTTTTAATCTTACCTGCTTCCTCTAATGCTTTAATAATTCTTCCTCTTTTGCTAGAATAAGCTCCTTCAGCATCAGGATCAGAATAGTTACCTTTTTCTTTTCCTAATTCTCCTAGAACTATATCTTTTGTAGAAGGTGCATCTTTATCTTTAAATAAAGCATTAAGTCCTACACCACCTGGAACTAACGTTGTTAAAATTTGTGTGCTTATTTCAGGATTGTCAGAAATAAAATCACTAACTTTTTTAGATGCTGCAGCCATACCTAAACCGGCAATAGTGATACCAGCTAATTCTGCAAAGGGTAATATAAGGGGTGCGGCTAATGGCATAGATTAATAATACTCTGGATTCTGTTTTCTAAAATTGTTTTCATTTTTTTCATCTTCTGGATGCGTGATGAAACCTCCCTGTCTAAACCGCATCACAGCTTGAGTCATACTGTCAACTAAATCGTCATTGTCTCCATACGGAAACGCTGCACATTCTTCAATCACCTCTTCTGCAAACTTATGATCAGGCGCCCAAATTTGCCCTGACTCAAATAGTGGGGCAACGGCGTTTACCCTAGCGTGTTTATCGTTACCTTTGCTAGGAGTGAAATTTATAACAGGTATCCCCATCTTTCGCAACTCATATGTTAACGGCATTCCCGAAGCTTTACCCTCAATGATGACCGTATCAGGATTCCAATATTTATATTGCTCGAAAGCAACTTTACGTAGTTCAGGAAACTCTAATCGTTCTTTATGTGAATCTAATAGAATAAGAGCCGGTCCGCTGTCCTCGTGCGGATAAAAAACTCCCCACGTTGTAATCGCAGAATAGTCAGCGGTTTCTTTTTTAAGAAAAGCCGTATCATAACTTTGAATGATATGTTCTAATTTTGGAATATAACCTTTCTCCCAAATGTTCCACCACTCACGTTTAATAATAGATCCTTCTTCTGACGTTGGATCTTGCATCCATTGTGCATTCCATTTACCCACCGACAGTGACGCTTTAACAGCTTCTAATTCATCTAACTTCCAATACCCAGGCCAAACAGGATCGCCTGATGGCATGATTGCCGGAAACTCTACGATTTCCCATTGATCTGATTTTAATTCTTTTTGAGCTTTGATTAACATACCGGTTAGATCTTTTGTATTCCATCTTGTCATAACCACTACAATTGATCCACCAGGTTGAAGACGTTGTCGTGGTCCTGATGTATACCACTCATAAGCTCGCTCTAAAGCTTGTTGATTAAGTGCATCTTGTTCCGAATGTGGATCATCGATGATAAGTAAATCCGCACCACGGCCCGTTATGGCCGATCCAACACCGGCTGCATAATATTCACCACCTTGTTCAGTTTCCCATTTACCCGCGGCTTGCGAATCTTCTCGTAGTCTTGTTTTGAAAACGGATTGGTATTCTTGGCTATCAATTAAAGTTTTAGCTTTTCGTCCAAAACGGATCGCGAGTTCTGTAGTGTGGGTCGTTTGAATTATTTTTAAATTAGGTTTACGTCCTACCATCCAAGAGGGTAAGAGATAAGATGCAAACTCTGACTTCGTATGCCTAGGGGGCATATTGATGATTAGTCGTTTACATTCACCACTTGCCAAACGATTAAATTTTTCTGCTATTTCTGTATGATGTTTACCTTCAATAAATTCAGGCCATACATGTTTTACAAAAGATAGAAAATCGTTTTTAACTTTGCTTTGAGTTTTCTTCTCGGAGAGCTTGATAGCATACTTCATGAACTCTTTCTTAACGTCAGGAGGTAGCTTATCAATTAATTCTTGTTTCATAAAAATTTTTGCAGAATTTTTTTAGGCTTCTGTTTTGTACCAAAATTTCAATTTTTAGGGGTACCCCCATAGCTTAATACCATTTTCTATTTTTAGCAAGTGAATGTCTAAAAGTTGGGTATAGGGTGGGCCCGCCGGCCACGTGCGACAAAAGGTCGCAGGGGGGTGCGACAATATGTCATATTGACAAACTTTTAGGATCCCTACGGTTCGTGGATCGGGTGCGACAATCTGCCTAATGCCTTTAAGTTATAACTTATTAATATAAATGTAAATAACAAAAGGAAAAATATGAAAGACATAAATAATAAAACACTTAAAGTTGGTGAC